GAAAACGACCATTGTTTTGCAAAAGGCACTCAAGTTTTAACTATAGATGGAAACAAAAATATAGAAGATATCAAAGAGAATGATTTTGTAATTACTCCTTTAGGTCCTAAGAAGGTTCTGAAGACATTTTGTCATCAAGATGATGTGTATGAATATAGTATTTTAGGAAAGAAAATTAGGTGTACTTCTAATCATAAGTTTTTCACTATCAACGGTTGGAAAGAATCTTCTTTTTTGATAGACTCCGATATGTTTTTAATCGATATTCAAGAGGAAAAATGGAAGACATCATTATGTTTAACGGAAGAAAATATCGAAGGTATCCACAATCCAAAAATTGTTCCGATAGAAGATATTATCGAGCGCATAAATCAAATTGCCTTAAAGGATTTGGATATCTCCATAGAGATGTTTGGAAATTCTATAATGGAGAAATTCCCCACGGATACCATATACATCACATCGACGGAAATACCAGAAACAATGATATTAGCAACCTCGAACTTGTCTCAGGCCATAAACACCTTTCCGAACATATGGCAAATCGTACAGAAGAGCAAATCGAAGCTACAAGAATTCTTATGCACAAAATCCGACCTCTTACAAAAAAATGGCATGCTTCCAAAGCAGGACACGAATGGCACAAAAAACATGCCGAAAAATCATTGCCTTGGGCAAAAGGAATTGTTTATTCAAAAAAATGTGAATCTTGTGGAAAAGAATTCGAAGGAAAAACAGCACGGTCAAAATTTTGTAGCAATAGTTGTAAGTCACAATGGAGAAGAGACAATAAGATTGATTATGAAGTCAGAGTATGCAGCTTTTGTAACAAAGAGTTTAGAGCAGATAAGTACGACAAAAAAAGATATTGTAACAGCTCCTGTGCTCGCAAATCTTATTGGAAAGCAAGACGTATACAATCTAATGGTTGAAAATATGCCTGTTTATTTTGCAGAAAACATTTTAGTACATAATTGTTTAGACGCACTGCGCTATTCAATTTATACTCAATGGTTTGAAAGAGAGGGTGGCGGATCTTTAGACATCAATAAGTGGAGAAATTTGAAGCACAAGAATTCGGGATATGGAAAAAGCAACGATATAAGCGATTTTATGCGTCCCGGGTGGTGATTTAGGCTGACACAGCTCAATTGGTAGAGCACTTGATTTGTAATCAGGCGGTTAGGGGTTCGATTCCCTTTGTCAGCAAATCTTAACACAATCTTAATCAAATCTTAACATTTACACAATCTTAATCAAATCTTAATCAAATCTTAACATTTCCAAAAAACTTGAGCAAAATCAAAAAAATGACAGTTTTGCACAAATCCAAAATAGCAAAATCAAAAAAATCCTCGCAAAACGATAATGTTAAGATTGTGTTAAGAAAGCAAAATCAAAAAAAAGGGCTAAAATGGCAATTGTTAAGATTGTGTTAAGAAGCAAAATCACTTTTTTAGTGAAATTTGACATAAATTCAAAAAGATGCGATAAGCAAAATCAAAATTTAATTAAACCAAAACCTAACAATAGAGGCAATTATGTCAGATCACAAAAAAACTAACGGTATTCCTAGGTTATTCTATGAAACATGTCGGTTCTATAAAGAAAGAAGAATAGAACTATTCGAAACTAATGCGTTTGAGATAGGGCGTATTTTCGCTAAGATACAAAAAAGTGAAAAATGGATGAATTTGAGCGATGAATTTGCATCGGCTGATTTGTTGTCATTATTTATGTTGCGCGATTTTAAGAAGATTTCAAAAATTCCAATTCAACCGATGATCGGACGTAAGATTGAAAAATATGAAAAAAACAAGGTTTCCGAATTCGATAGGCACATCAAATCGTTAGAAAAGACTAAAAAAGTGATTTTGGAACTCATCGAAAATCTAAAAACACGTAAAAGTAAGCTAAATATTGAAGTTAACAAATTGCTGAAACGTAAAAAGGCACTAAAAAGTGATTTTGATCAGCTCAAAGAATCGAAAAAAATGAAACCATACCCTAAAAAGTGATTTTGCTCTGTTTTTTTTAGATTGTTAAGATCGTGTTAAGATTTGGTTAAGATTGTGTAAATGTTAAGATTTGATTAAGATTGCGTTAAGATCAGGTTAAGAACAATTTCAATTCTAATAATAAAAACTCTTGTAAAATAAATATTTCATAATTATTTTGAAATTGAAATACAGGAAACCTAACATATGCCATCAGATTCAAAACAATTCGAAGATTATTACGTAGATAACGATAGATCAATATTAACTTATATGAATGAAGTATATGCGGAAAATTCTTCGCAGTGGCTTCAATTTATGTACGAAGGAGACATTGATACTCGTTTTGCTGCAGGTGATCAAGAGGCCATCTATAATTATGTAGGCCTAAATCATAATTACTATAAACGCAATCAAGTCAATTTCAATCAAATAAGAACGATTCGAAATATGATCACAGGTTATCAGCGAAAAACACGAAAAACATCAATAGTTATTCCTCAAGAAGAAAATGATCAAGCAACAGCCGATCAACTTTCTAATCTGCTACTTTTCACTATGAATAAGGCAGACGCTTTTTCCTGTATTTCAACTTCTTTTGAGGGTGGTATTACAGCGGGTATGAATTTAGTCTCGTTATATATGGATTATGGTTTAGATCCTATCAACGGAGATATTCGCACGGGCAATATGGGATACAATTCTTTTCTTATTGATCCATTCTTTAAGAAATTAGATTTATCCGATTGCAACTACATCTGGACGCGTAAGTGGTTATCTAGAGATCAAATTAAACAGCTATTACCTAATAGAGAAACTGAAGTTGATTCAATACCTTATGAAGGTGTTAGAGACGGTAAGTTTCCTTATATGCCGCAAAGCATGAATTTTAAAGCTCGTAAATTATTACCTTATGATGAGTTTTGGTATTTAGATACGAGAGAAGAATATCATCTTGTTGATACCAAGTCGGGCGAGTCAATTAAATGGCGTGGAAAAGATGAAAATCTAGAAACATATTTAAGTGTCTATCCTGATATCAAAAAGATGAAGAGACATATACAAACCGTTAAACTGGCGATAGTGATAAATGAAAAAGTATTTTATAATGGTCCTAATCCATTTAATACCGATAGTTATCCTTTTGTGCCTTTTGTGGGGTATTTCGAACCTGACATACCATACTTCCACACCAGAATTCAAGGGATAGTACGAGATCTTCGTGATGCACAATGGTCCTACAATCGCAGGATGAGATTAAACCTTGACTATTTAGAAGCGGGCATTTCTCGCGGCGTAAAGTACATCGAAGACGCTCTTGTAGATCCACAGGATGCGTTTCTTTCCGGGGCGGGTAGGGCTATACCTATCAAGAAAGGGCATTCATTAGATGAGGTGCAAGAAATTCCGCCTCCACAAATTCCCGGCAGCTGGTTTCAGGAACTCGAGAAATTACAGTCAGATATGATGAGAATTTCGGGAGTAAATGAAGAGCTTTTAGGTTCTGCCGAAGATGATAAAGCCGGGATCCTCTCAATGTTACGTCAGGGTGCTGGTCTAACCACGCTTCAAACATTGTTCGATAATCTTGATCAGTCACAAAAAGTTCTCGCTACTCGGTTTTTAGAATTGATTCAGAATAACTTTACTGATGAAAAGATACAACGAATAATTAACGAAGAGCCTACTCCGCAAATTCATATGCGCGATTTCTTAAGATATGATTGCGCTGTTATCGATGGAACACTTACCGCTACGCAGCAAAATATGGAGTTCCGACAACTTTGGGAGATGGCACAAGCGGGTATGCAGATACCTCCAGAGCTACTATTTAAAAACGCTCCGTTGCAAAATAAAAAAGATCTTATCGAATCTCTACAGAAACAAGCAGAACAACAATCACAAATGCAACAAATGCAAATGCAATTGCAGATGCAAGAACTTCAAGCTAAGACTAACTTGGCTAATGCTAGGGCAAAAGCCGACTCTGGGTTGGCTATAGAACGGATTTCTAGAGTGGATGAAAATGAATCTTTGGCAATAGAAAGAAGGGCACAAGCCACCCTTGATGAAGTCAAGGCGGTAAAAGAGCTCAAAGGTATGGACATCGATCATCTTAATCAATTGATGGCTATTTTGTCATCAATCAAAGAGTCTCAGGACATGGACGAAGCCAAGCTTGCTCCTCAAAAAGGAAATGAAGGACAAATTCAGCAGGGAGAAGAACAAAATGAGCAACAACAGAACGTGTTCTAGGTGCAAAGAGAAGAAAGATTATGGGATTTGGATCACAGCAACCGATCAACCCGTTTTATTTTGTCTTGAATGTTATATTAAGAAATGCAAAGAAGCAGAAAAGGTTGCTAAACCAGAAATAAACGAGATAGAATGAGATTTATAATTAATTTATTCGCTTTTAGTTTGATAGTTATAGCTACAACATATTTTGTTGATGAGTTTATTACTAATAACAAAAGGGTGTCTTTGAATGCTATTCCAGGCAGAAAAACAATGCCTCCTAATAGACCAAGGCCAAGACTTTCTAACGACATCAAAATGGAATATCAGTGGCACAAAATAGACGAAAGATTACCACGGGATGGAGAATATATTTTGATTGAAATAGAGTTCAATCAAGATGTTACACAAATTTCAATGCAAGTTAAATATAGCGATACATTAAATGGAATTAAAAAGTGGAGATATTTAACAGATAACGAAGTAATTGATTTTATAAAACAAAAGGATTGTAAACAAATTTTAACAGATAGGTAAAAAAGTGAAAGCAAAAACAAAAGCCGGAAAAATGAAAGAAGTCAAATCTCATTTGAAGGGTGATCGCAAGACGTGGATAAAATTATCCAAAGAAGCTAAAGATGAAGCAGTTAGCGACAAAAAATTAATTAAGAAAATTGGTAAAGGAAAGAAATCATGCCCAAAAAAATGACATGCTCTACCCACTGAAGTAGGTAGTTTTCAAAAACAAAAAGAAAAAAATGGTAAAAACAATTAACGAGCAAGAAGGTAAAGATGTGTTTGAGTATTCTGTCTTTGGTAGTCCTAATCAAAAGATAGGAAACTTTACAGGTCAGTTAAAATTTGAGAGGTGGTCAGCATGATTACCTTAAAAAATATTGATTGTCTTGAATTATTAAAATCATTAGATAATAATTCAATAGATTTAGTGATTACTGACCCTCCTTATTTGATAAATTACAAAACAAAGCGTTGTAATAACAAGGAACACAAGTTCTGCAATGTAATACAAAACGATAATAATCCAGATTTAATTACAAAGGTAATTAAGGAGTTACATCGTGTTATGAAAGATAATACTGCAGGATATATGTTTTGTAATTTTGACAAAGTTGATTTTTTTAAAAAAGAGATTGAAAAACATTTTAAAATTAAGAACATAATTATATGGGTAAAGAACAACTGGACTGCAGGAGATTTAAAAGCACAGTTTGGAAAACAATACGAGATGATTATACTATTTAACAAAGGCAGATGTTTATTTAATGGTAAAAGATTAACAGATGTTTGGAATTTTGATAAAGTTGTAGGAAAAAAACAATTACATCAAAACGAGAAACCTTTAGATTTAATTAAACAAGCAATAGGAAAACACAGTAAGGAAGGGGATTTGGTCTTAGATTGTTTTGCTGGAAGCAATACAACAGGATTAGCTTGTTTAAAAACTAATAGAAGTTTTGTAGGCTGTGAAATTGATAAAGAATATTTTGAAATAGCATTAAAGAGGATACAAAAACACTCACAACAGGGTACGTTTCTTCCTCTCGCAGAAAACTTAAAGGATGTGCGGCATTCCTTATTTGAATAATGAGATTTACAAATTCGTATAAGGTGATAAAATATGGGCTGTGTTGAACAGAGGCCAAAAAATGTCTGAAAAAAAAGAAC